GCTGATGCTGATGGCCTTATTGATCAGATCAGGGTTCTAACACAAGTCTATGGATGCCAGTATGTCTTCTTTGAACCCATCCAAGATGTTGTCACAGTCTCTTCTGACGATAGCAAAGAAGCACTGCTTGCCGATTTGTCTGTCCGCCTGTCTAAACTTGCTGCCGACCTCAATGTTGGGATCGTTACTATTGGACATACTAATGACAATGGTGATTTCAAGTATTGTCGAATGATTGGTCAACGTGCATCAGTCATCATTGACCTTGAACGTGACAAAGAAGCCGATAATCTGGTTGACAGGAACACTACACGACTGATAGTTAAGAAGAATCGACCTATCGGTTCAGAGGGTCTAGCTGGTGAACTTAGCTTTGATGCTGATACGTTCACCCTTAGTGAAAAAGGTAGCTGGTGAAACCAGCAAAGAAGGGAAGTTGGGAATAAATGAAAGTAATCGTCCTAGACAGTGAAAGCGATGGTCTGTGGGAAGATGCCACCAAAATCCATGTCCTGTCTTGGACAGATGATGGTATCACCTATCAGTCTACAAATAACTACAACAAGATGCGTGAGGTGTTGTGTGCAGCAGATACTAAGTTTGTTGCTCACAATGCTATTCGCCATGACTTGCCTTTGTTCAATAAGATTCTTGGCACTGATCTGACCTACAAGAGTTTCATTGATACACTGGCCTTGTCTTGGTATCTAAACTTTGATCGACCTAAGCATGGTATTGAAAGTTATGGGATTGATTATGGTATCCCTAAGCCTGTGGTGGAAGATTGGGATGGCCTGACCTACGAACAATATCAGCATCGCTGCGAGGAAGATGTAAAGATCAACTGGCGTCTCTGGAAAGACCTAGAAGCAAAGATGCTCAAGCTGTATGGTAGCGAGGAAAAGGCTTACCTGTTCATTGACTATCTTGGGTTCAAGATGGACACTGCGAGAGAACAGGAATTGGTTAAGGTTCGTCTTGACCTAGACCTCTGCCAGACCTCTTACGACACTCTGCTACAGCAGAAGGAAGAGAAGTCGGTAGAACTTGCTAAGGCCATGCCTAAGAAGCCTATCTACAAGGAGCTGAAGGAACCAATCAGCCTATACAAGAAGGATGGTTCTTTGTCTGTGGCAGGAAAGAAATGGCTGGATACTCTGGTCATGCTAAAGCTACCACACACCACCAAGGGAATGGTCAACGTCTTAGACAAGATCGAAGATGGCAACCCTAGCAGTTCTGATCAGGTCAAGGAGTGGTTGTATAACCTTGGCTGGAAACCCAAGACCTTTAAGTATGTCAAAGACAAGGCAACAGGCAAGGAACGTATGATCCCACAGGTTCGTGATGAAGGCGAACTCTGTGAGAGTGTGACTGACCTGATCGACAAAGACCCTGCCGTGGGAATTTTGGAAGGTCTGACAGTTATCAGCCATCGACTAGCTATCTTTAAGTCATTCCTAGAATGCCACAAAGATGGTTGGTTGAAGGCAGAGATTGCTGGACTGACTAATACTCTGCGGTTCAAGCATTCTAAGCCACTGGTCAACCTACCAAGCGTAGACAAGCCTTGGGGTAAGGAAATCCGTGGGTGTCTATTGCCACCAGAAGGTTATGTGTGGGCTGGCTCTGACATGGTTAGCCTAGAGGATACTACCAAGCGGCATTATATGAAGCCTCTTGATCCTAAGTATGTGGAAGAGATGTCTAAGGAAGGCTTTGACCCCCACCTCAATCTTGCACTGTTTGCTGGTGCTGTAACACAGGATCAGATCGACCAATACAATGAAGGTAAGCTAAACCTGAAGCCCCTCCGTAAGAAATTCAAGGCTGCTAACTACTCCTGTATCTATGGTGTAGGTAAGGCCAAGCTGGCTAGGGAATTGGATGTGCCTGTGAAGGAAGCAGAGACATTGATTGAAGCATACTGGAAGCGTAACTGGTCCATCAAGCGTGTGTCTGAGAGCCAGAAGATCAAGGTCATGGGAGATACTATGTGGCTACAGAATCCTGTATCTGGCTTCTGGCATAACCTACGCTCAGAGAAGGATGCTTTCTCTACCCTTAATCAAAGCACTGGTGTCTATGTGTTTGATACTTGGCTTTACTTTACTAGAACACTTGGGCTTCCTGTGGCATTCCAGTTCCATGATGAACAGGGTGTACCAGTTAAGAGGGGTGAAGAACATATGGCTAAAGAAATCCTTAAGGATGCCATTGGCTACGTCAATAAGAAGTTGAAACTCAATGTCCTGCTGGATGTAGATGTCCAGTTTGGCGATAACTATGGAAAGGTCCATTGATGGCTAAGGTAAGGGAAGTAACGAAAGAAGAAGAAGACTACATTAAGGATAACCTTCGGTATGATCCCGATACAGGATATTTGTGGTGGATCAAACAAACTGTGGGTAGAGGTTTAAATAAACCAGCTGGTAGTATTGGTAATAGGGGTTATGTACGTATTCATATAAAAGACCTAAATAATAGTATATCTAAAAAGTATCCAGCACACCGTCTTGCATGGCTCCTTTTCTATGGTACGTGGCCTAAAGACCAGATTGATCATATTAATAATATTAAGGATGATAACCGTATTATAAACCTACGTGAAGCAACAGGTTTTGAAAACCAAAGAAACCAAAAACCACAGACGGGTAAAACTTCAAAATATAAAGGGGTGCATTGGTACAAACAAACTTGTAAATGGCGTGCGCAAATTCAAAATAAGCATAAAAATATTTATCTTGGTTACTACAATACCGAAGAAGAAGCTGCCTTGGCCTATAACAAAGCCGCCCTAGAATATTTCGGTGAGTTTGCAAAAATAAATGACGTAACCCCTTGACACAGACCTAATGACTACCTATATCATACTTTCTGGCGGGAGCAACACTTGCCAGAATGACTAAAACCCGACAAACATTCTAACCACAAAACAGGTTAGATAACACAATAGGAATACATAAACATGGCTGCTGGAACTAAATATACCGAAGTAACGACTGTTGGCCCGATTGAATGGGCACGTATCTTCGAGGGTAATCGGGATATGGATGGCTACGAAGGTATGTATGCCGAATGCGAAGGCGCATACACTTTGACACAAGTGTTGGACAAAACACAGTTCGAGAAGCTGAAAAAAGCTGGTTCTCAGAAAAAGCCTATCGGAAAGCGTTTGATGGATGGTGTGATTGCTGTCAAGTTTGAACGTAAGCATCTGGTCAAGACCAATGATGGCACTGCCATTGAGAAAGCTGGTGGACCCCCGAAGGTGGTTAATGCTTCTGGTGCTGTCTGGGATGCAGAAGTAGATGGTCTGATTGGTAATGGTAGCATTGCTGAAGTGACCAACTTGCTGACCTCCTTCAAGGGCAAGGATGGCACTAACATCTGTCGGACTACACTAACCAAAGTCAAGATCATCGACCACCTTGTCTATACCCGTGAAGAGGAAGCAGCTTAATGGCTAAACCCCTTAAGTTTACAGTTCGCTATGTTGAAGAAAATGGACTTTTTGCTATTGTCCACAAGACTAAAAGGGGTGTTATCTTTCACAATATCGCAGTAAAAGGCGAGTTGAATGACGCCTTTAATCAATTGCTTAAAGCAATCAAAGAGGAAAAAGCATGAAGTTTACCCTGATCTGTGAAGACGAAAACCGTATGGTTGGCATCACACACGATGAACTGGACTATCTCCCAGATGTGATGGATATGCTTTTGAACTTCTTGCAAGCAGTTGGCTACACCTACGTTGAGAAACTTGGGGTAATTAAGACCAATGGCGATGAGGCTTGGACTGAATGACAACAATCAACGCTAAACTTGTGGCCCTCACCCAACCAACTATCGGGGTGGGGGCTAGTAGTGCAGAGGGTCTTGTGGCTTACTGCGCTAAAGTATCAAACCCTGCAAACCAAGACAGCCCTGACTATGAACGCCTTTTAGCCTACTGTGTTCGTAACAAACACTGGTCAGTGTTCGAGATGGCTAACGCTGTCGTTGAAGTAGAAGCACCACGAGACATTACGCGACAACTGTTGCGTCATCGTAGTTTCTCTTTCCAAGAGTTCAGTCAACGATACTCTGATCAGATTGAGTTTACTGATCGTGAGTTTCGTCAGCAAGATCATAAGAACCGTCAGAATAGTGTGCCTTTTGATCTCCGTTCTCAGAATGCAGAGAACATGACACAAATGGCAAATGAAGTTGCTGCACAAGCCCAAAAGACATATAAGTGGATGCGTGAAGGCTTTGATGTGGCTAAGGAATGCGCTCGTGTAATCCTTCCAGAAGGGCTTACAATGTCTCGCCTATATGTCAATGGCACACTACGCTCTTGGATTCACTACCTTGATGTTCGTGATGATGAAGGTGTTACGCAATGGGAACACGTTGTCCTTGCCCGTAAGATCAAGGAAGCCTTGCTGCCAGCCTTTCCTACTGTCTTTGGTCTATTGGGAGAAACTAAATGAAAATTGCTGCACTGAAAGTGCTGCTTGAACGAGATGGAAACCTTGGCTTCTACTACGATGTTGTGGATGACCTTATTCGCTTTGAAATGGTTGACCACCTAAAAGACCTTGCCAACCCAGAGTGGGACATCCATGAGACACCTGAAAACAAAGCTGAGTTGCGTAAAGCCTTTACCAAGGTCTTGAAGTTCTACACTACAAAGAAAGAGTTTGAACAGCATCTCAAAGACATCTATGTGCTAGAGGGTGGTGAATGAAGTTACTAATAGATATGGACATTTTGTCATATCATGCTTGTTACTCCGCAGAAGGTGATACAATCTCTGGTGTGGTAGAGAAGCTGAACAGCATTATGAATAGTATTCTTGATGCTACAGAGGTTCCTTGTGAGTATCAGGGCTATCTGACTGGAACAGGTAACTTCAGGCATGAATTGTCAGACATCTACAAGGCACAGCGCCCAAAGGAGAAGCCCATCTACCATAAGTTCGCCCGTCAGTATCTGATTGATAATTGGGGTGCTGTCGTAGTGGATGGGCAAGAAGCAGATGATGCTATCGCTATTGAGGCCACAAGACTAGGCTTTGATAATGTCATTATTGTTTCTATCGACAAAGACTTCAAGCAACTGCCCTGTATGATCTACAACTATCAAAAAGGAACTTGGCATCAGTCAGATGAATGGCAAGCCTCTGTCAACTTCTATACTCAAATCCTTGTGGGGGATACCTCAGACAACATCAAAGGTGTTCGTGGTATTGGTCCAGCTAAAGCAGCTAAACTTTTTGTTGACTGCAAGACTGAGCAAGACCTATACCAGACTTGTCTTAAGGCGTATGAGGGTAATAGTGAAGAAGTCCTAAAGAGTGGGAGGTTGCTGTGGTTGCGACGAGAAGAGGGCCAAATGTGGGAACCCCCAGCAGTGGAGAAAATGGAATGATTAAGTATCTTGTCTTGTTGCTTTTTACAGCAATGATCCCCTTAGCTAACTGGTTTATCGGCAATGTTGGAACAACTTGCATCCCTGATGGTCCTTGCCTTATTCCAGTTGGATTCGGTCTTATGGCCCCCAGCGGGGTTCTTTTTGTGGGTATTGCCCTAGTCCTACGAGATTGGTTGCAAGAACTCACTAACTGGAAGTGGTCTTTTGCTGCTGTGGTTGTGGGAACTGTCTTCTCGTTCTTGCTGGCAAATCCTTTCATTGCTGTAGCATCCGCAACAGCTTACTTTGTCGCAGAAGTCCTTGACCTAGCAGTCTACACACCCTTGCGTAAAAAAGGCAAACACCTTGCAGTTTTTGCTTCTGGTGTAGTAGGAGCGGCTGCGGATAGTCTGCTGTTTGTCTACCTTGCCTTTGGGGCCTTTGACCTCTCTGTTGGGACTTTTGCAGGTAAACTCTATGCAACAGTTTTGGTTTCCCTCTATCTTTATTGGAAGATTAAAAATGCAAATCGAGTATAACTTTCGGGTTGATTGCGGCTGTCCTGTGGACTACTTACCAGACTTCTATGAAGTAACGCTCCTTACAACAAAGACCATCCCCGCTGAAAAAATCTTAGAGGTTGTAAAAAGTTTTTCCTCTGAGTATATGTTTCAGGAAGACTTAACCCAGAAGTTGCAGCGTCTTTTTAACTGCAATGTGGTTTCTCTGGGAAGTCATAGTGGGATCATAACGAAAGTTACCGCATGATACACTACCACGGAACACCAGTAACACCTCGTGACCCACACCTAGAAAAACTTAAAGGGCGTCATTTCTGTGTTTCTTATGCACACCCTCAAGACACAAAGTGGTGTATGGAAAATGCACAAAGTGTTATGTGGGACAATGGAGCCTTTAGTGTCTATACAAAAGGTAAGCCGTTTAATAAGACAGGTTACATAAGCTGGCTTGATGATAAACTGTACGGGGCTAACTGGGCAATCATACCTGACGTTATTGGTGGCTCTGTGGAAGAACAGCGTGAGTATATGTCTGGATGGCCTTATCCTAAGCACCTTTCCTCTGCTGTTTGGCATATGAACCTTCCATTAAAGTGGCTAGAAGAACTTGTAAACACCTACCCCAATGTTTGCTTTGGTTCTAGCGGCCTATATTGGAAGGTTCTTTCTAAGGAATGGGCTGACCGTGCTGATGAGGCTTGGGAAGTTATTGAAAAGACAAACTGTAGACCAAGGGTCCATATGCTGCGTGGACTTAAGGTTTGTGGTAAAAGGTGGCCTTTTGCTTCCGCAGATTCTACTAACATTGCTAGAAACCACGGTAGCCACAAAATCAAGAAAGATACTAGGGAAATGGCAGAAAGGATTGATGCTGTTCAATGTCCATTAACTTTTCAAAAGCCAAGTCTCTAGGGTATCGGTCGGGTCTTGAGGTAAAGGTAGCCAAGCAACTTGAAGAAGCTGGTGTTAAAGCTGAGTATGAAACCACAAAGATCAAGTATCGTGTGGAGGAAGACAGAACCTACACGCCAGATTTCATTTTACCCAATGGTATTGTGATCGAAACTAAAGGAAGATTTGTCGCTGCTGATAGGAAGAAACACCTACTCATTCAACGGCAACACCTTTTCCTTGACATCAGGTTCGTCTTCAGTAACA